TATATCGTCCAATGGTGTAAGGATCATGTGAGATTGGCCACATCTTCAAGATCGGAATATATGGATTTGACCATGACTCCGTGGCTTATAAATCCTTTGAAGGAAATCCTTGGAAACAAGAACTCGGATATATGTATAGTGGCTCCAATTGGATCTGGCAAGACTTCGATCATGACTGCGGCAATCACATATATTGTTGCCGAAAAACCCGGACCAACATTGGTGGGGATGCTTACCAATCCCGATGCACAAGAGATGATGGAAACCGTTATCGTGCCATCCTTGAAGGGATGTAAATCAATTACAAAACTTTGGCCAACCAAAAGAACCCTGATAAGAAAAGATCAGATATTGTTCGCACACATGCCTTTATGGGTATCGGGTAGCAACATAACCAACTTCACATCCAAATCCTGTGATTATGTAATGCTGGATGAGGCGTGGCAATTAAAAAAATCCTTAATGAAGGATGCCCAAAGAAGAACACACGACAGATTCAACAGCAAATTCGTATTATTGTCACAAGCAGGAATTGTCGGAGATGATTTTCACAATGCCAACGAACAATGTTATAAGTATGAATTCTGTTATCGGTGTCCGAACTGTGGGGAATTTCATTCATATAAATTTGATGATGTGATATATACCAGTGAAAAAACGGAGTTGGATGAGGTCATATGGGATACACTTAAAGTCTGGTTGGAATGTCCGACATGTAAGCATGTCATAAACGATAATGTGAATGAGCGTAGGGCATTGTCGGAAAGCGGTAAATACATATTGGCGGAATCCAACAATCCATTGGCCGAACACATTTCATTCCATTATAATGCGTTTGCTGTTTGGTGGGTTTCATGGACCAAGATAATAACCGAATTTATTAAAGCAAACAAACTCAGAAGGGCGGGGGACTACGATCCGATAAGACAATTTTTCCAACAGAGAATGGCAAGACCGTTCAACGAGTCGGATCTATTGTTGGAAAATTCCGAACTGATTACTTCATCCTATACATTGGAGGAAGCCAAATCACTGAGATATGATGAAACAATAATGACTGCTGATGTTCAAATGGATGTGTTGTTCTACGTTATCAGGACATGGAAGAAAAATGGAGAATCTAAATTGTTGTCATATGGGGTTGTTAATTCATTTGAGGAATTATATAATGTCCAAACCAGATGGGAAATCAAACACAACAGGGTTGGAATCGATTCGGCATATAGACCGCAGGAGGTCAAGGAAGCCATACTTCAATATCGTTGGGTTGGATTGAATGGAAGAAAGGAAAAGGATTATCTTATTAATGACAGGAAAACAAAACAGAAATACCGGAGGATTTATTCCGATCCTGTGGGGTTCAAGATTCAGGGTAAGATTGTGACAATCACACACTATTCATCTAATTCAACCAAGGACATCCTGTTCAGACTCAAACAGAATTTAGGGGTAAAGTGGGAAATTCCATCGGATACATCCGAGGATTATAAAAATCAACTGAATTCAGAAGTGAAGGTATTTGACGATGGAAAGTATTTTTATAAACAGATTTCCAATAGAAATCATTATTTAGACACGGAAGCCGAACAAATAATAATGGCTTTGGGACATAATTGTTTTCCATCTAAATCAATGCCAACGGTGGAGATTGAACAAAATTGACAATTATTCATTATATATGACGAATCCTAATCTGTCAAAAAACTTATATTATTGGGCTAAGGGAAATCCCGACAATATATCATTGCTTGAAACGTGGCGGGATTCAGCGATTTTGGAAATTGCCAGTGGGCAAGGTAAGGATGTTGCCAATACCATGGCAAACGGGATATCAGTTGGATTTAATACCGGGGGGATGACAATATCCGATTGGTTTTCAACCCTGATCGCAGCCATTCAATATCTAGATAATCCCCCCACCAGAAAGGTAATTGGAATTTTTCGCTAAATATTATGGATAATACAGACAACAAGTTCCTGCAAGGTTCCCGCAGACGTTTTAATCGTAAGTGGCAGTCAAACATTAATCGGGATTTCGATGATATTGTTACCGCATTCGATCATACGGAAGTCGTGAGCGCAAGCCGCAGACTGTTCGCCAATGATCCTATCATCACATCCATTCTGGAATCTAAAGGATTTTACAGTGTCGGAAGTGCGTTCCAACCAAAATTTGTAGGATTAAATAAGGACTGGGGAATTCTTGCAAAGGATTTTCTATCAAAGTTTTACAGGGTGGCATCCACAGACGGGCATGATTTCAATACTCTTTTATATCTCACATCATTGAATACCGATCTGGATGGTGATGTGTTTCTTCTTCTCACAACCACCAAATCGGGATATCCGCAGGTTCAACCGATTCCAGCCCATAATATCGGACAGAGAAACCACAGTGAAAAAAAGGTAACATCTGGAAAATATAAGGGATCTAAAATCACCAAGGGAGTCATTACTCAGAAAAACAAGCGTCCAATCGCATTCAGAGTATTGGGGGAAACTGAAAAGGATGATATGGATGTTCCCGCCGAATCGATGATATTCATTAGGGAACAACAATATATTGGTGGTCAGTCCAGAGGTTTGCCGTTGGTTTCCTGTTGCATCAACACTCTCAAGGATTTGAAACAATCGGAGGATCTGGAATTAACCAGACAACTTCTATTGGCAACTTTGGCATTTGTGGAATATAATGAAACCGGAACACCGGATGCTTTTGGAGATGATATTCCCTCCGATGGAAAACCCACCTGTGAGACAATGGATAATAATGGCGGGGAAATCCGCTTTTTCCGTAGTGGAACAGGCGATAAACTGGAATCCATAAAAAATCAAAATCCCTCTTCCGAATGGCAAGCTTATTATGATCGTTTGATGAACGCATGTATTGTCGGTCTTGGGTGGTCCAAAGCATTTGTTGGAATGTCCAGTGGAACAGGAACGGATACAAGACTTGAAATCCAACAGGTTCAAAAGACCGTCAAGGATCGTCAATCCCTTTTAATGCCAGTGGCCGAAAGAATCATATCCTACGCCATTTCCACGGCTATCACTCTTGGCTTGTTGCCGTTCGATAAGGATTTCTACAAGTGGGTATTCTCCACTCCCCCGAATATCTCCATTGATATGGGAAGGGATCTGAAATCGATCTTGGAAGCATATAATGCCGGATTGGTGAATCTCACCGATTATCTACAATCCGAAGGCAAGGATCTGGAGGATCATTTGACAACCCGCGCAAGGGAAGAAGCCTTGGCAATCATAATCAGACAACAAATTGAAAAGGAATATAAGGTTGAGATAAATCCGCTCAGAATGCGTTTGACTTCCAATTCGGAATTTCAGCCAACCTCAACACCATAAAAATGATGAAATTATATAAGGTCACGCAAGAACAATACACTGAAACTTTTCAACTTTTAGAAAAGACAAAATCGGGATTTGACTTGTCACAATTCGTAAATCAAAGACCCGAATCCACATTAGAGAAAGATATTGGACATGTATGGGCTACCGGGATGTTAATCAACAATTGCACTCCAATCGAAAAACAATTGGGAGCAACAGACTATCATGACATAATTTCAGATATTAAAGGACTTGTGAAATTAGGTGCTACGGCAATAGTTCTCCATGTTAATTCTGGTGGGGGAACTGCCGAAGGTGCTACGGAAGCTGCGGAAGCCATTCAAAACTGTCCTGTGCCTATTGTGGCGCAAATAGAGGGATTTGGTTGCAGTGCTGCCTATGAACTAGCGTGTGCGGCTACATATGTTATATCCTCCAAATCGGCCATGGTTGGAAATATCGGGACCATCCTCGTAATGGTTGACGATACTGAATATTATTCGAATCTTGGAATCAATTTTTATGCATTCACGGGGGAGGAAAACAGTCTTAAATCCACGGGTCATCTTCCATATCTTACAGAGGAACAAGCAGACTTTTTACAAGAATCCATCAACGAGAATTCAGAACAATTCAAGCAATTTGTATTGAATAACCGTCCAAGTATTGATCCAATTTGTTTTAAAAGTGGGTGGTATTCGGGTCAACATGCAATGGATTTGGATCTGATTGATGCCATTGGTAATGAGGATGATGCCGAAGAAGTGGCTAAACAACTCACAAAAATGTTTTCAGAAGAAGACAAAGCAGA